ATAAGGATAATGAGGACTCTCGTGAGAAGTTCTTTGAGGAACGAACGAAGGGTAGCAAGCCTGCTGCGGCTGGATCAGCTCTAACTGCTTCATCTGCATTTGGTGACATGTTTAGTTCACAGGGTGATTTGGCACTTCAGCGTAAAGTAGAGAAAGCATCTGTTACGATTGAACGTGTTGATGAGTCTAAGGATGATGTGTCTGCTTCTGCAGCTTCTGCAGCTACTTCAGCTGCTGCTTCTGCTGAGTAATTGTACTAAATTATTAAATATATTCTTAAATACTATATTATGGAATATATCTATACCATTTGAAAAATATAAAGAATAACATATAATATTATATAATAATTATGCCTCTAAGAAATCATACAATACGAGTAGTAAAACCTGCATTTCGTAATGCTACACGTAAACAGATTAAGCGTGTATATAAAGGTATGGATGGATATAGTGATGAAACGCATCAACAATATGCAACTACATATGGAGAAATGACATTAAAAGGTATTGAATTATTGGTTAAACTTTTTGAAAAATCTCAACCGATACGAACATATCCGATAAATCAGCAGACATTCTATGATCTCGGTTCAGGTCTTGGTAAAAATGTGATGATGGTTGCATCTCTAGTTCCAGGAATAAAATCAAAAGGTATTGAATTAGTTAAAGAACGTCATAATAAAGCAATGATAGCATATAATGCACTCAAGAATAAGTCAAAAACAAATATTGAATTTATGTGTGGTTCATTTTTTGATTATAATGTATCAGATGCTGCCTGGATATTTATTTCAAATCTGTGTTTTACAGATGAAATAAATAAGAAATTAACAGAACAACTTGAAAATCAGGTAAAACAGAATACATTAATAGCATGCTCTGTAGAATTATCTGTAAATACATTTAAACTTATTTATACAGGTTCAATTCCTATGACATGGGAAAAAAACTCAGCATTATATTTATATAAAAAACTATAACTAAGCATAATACCCAACATCAGGTACATTTCCACCTACATAACTCTTAATGCATGATTGGCTGGCTCCATCGCAAAATGAACCCTCGGGGCATGGTTCACCTCCATTAGGAGATCTGCATAGATAATCCGTATTTGCATCTGGACGATAAGAATCTTGCATTCCACCTTGAGGCACATTTACATTCTTAACCATATTCTCAAATCCAGATGCATAATGCGGTTCCATCGCATCAATAAAACGCACCACAATCGGTAAAAGTACAACTGCTAAAACAAGAAAGAGCAACATGCAACCGAATCCCATTGCTTTTGAGTTATTCATCTTCTAGCAATGAAAGAGTTTTTTTATTAGCGATCAGGAGTAAGAGGTAAATCAGAAAAATGAGGAAGTACTGGTGCAATATCCGATTTGCAGTATCCATTCATACACCGTAGACCAAGTGGACACGATGGTAAATCTACACCACAGCGTTTTGCATCGACAAATCCATCAATGAATCCATCAATATTGTTATAAGTACAATATAAAATAACAATGATAAGTGCTATTACAATGAGCTGTTTTAAACGCATTCTAATAGTATTGTGTATTTAATTACGATAATAATCCAGATAATTTATTTTTAACATCTGTCATAGATGGCGGATCTGCATAACACATTAGAGAGTAGTCAGCACCGTCAATCCCACACCCTCCATATCCAGTTCCATGATCTTCAATAAATTGTTCTTTTTCTTTATCATTCATCATATTTAAGAAGTTAATATTGTGTTTTCCATTTAATTCTTCACATTCTTTTGAAGTATAGAATCGCATAGTATTTTCAGGAACAATAATTTTTTTGCCAAATTTTACTGTAAATGGTTTATTTGTTATTCCTAATAATTTTCCATCAACACTACACTCATTTGGAGGCAATGATTTAATTTTATTAAGCCCATTACAGGTGTCATTGCAAATTATTTCTTTACCATTTTTAACCAGACTACATAGACCATTCTTAAATTTAGCACCATCTATTTTATCACATTCTGATTCTGTATATTGACGGTTTAGAATTATATCTTTACCATATACAATATTTTTTAATTCTGGATGCACTGTATATCCAGCAGAGCCACAATAATCAGGTATAGCTTCATCCTTTTTAAATCCTTCTGTAAAATATATACAGTATATTGTAATAGCAATAATAAGGATCATTAATAATAACAATGATAAACAATGTTTCTTGTTCATACTAATACTTCTTCTGAACATTAATCGCAGGTCCACGTAACTTTGTATTTGCACGAGGGTCAAAATTATTAATATCTTCTTCTTCTTTAATACGTGAAATCATCTCGGACTGTCGCCATAACTCAGGAGCACCCATCTTAAATTCTCCGTGAACTTCTGCCTTATACCAATAAATCGTATCTTCCAATTTATTACTCTGTGTATTATTGTTAATAACCAGACATTCATAATTCTGTGTACATTGATCCATCATTTGACAGAAAAACTCAAATGATGGAAAAGCAGAACCGTAGTTTTCAAACAGACGACGACGATTATTCAAATATGGTTCTCTTAGAATAAAAACATAATCAATATTTGTACGAAGAGCGGGTTGAATACCAAGAGGAAACTGCATCGTAATAATGAAAAATACTTTCAACCAACGTCCGTTCATAAACAGATATCGAATATTTTTGTCATGAGTCCAGGAATCATCATACATACAATCATCCAAAATTAAAAATGCACGGGGATCAATATTGGATTTCATACCACGCCCTTCATCTTGTTGTATCCGTTGCATAACCAATTTCTGACGTTTTACGAAATTTGCTAAAATAATAGCACTATATTCACCATGAATAAACATGGGCGGAACAATCTTTTTAAAGAAACCGTTTGACTCTTCTGTACCTGAAATAACACATCCTAATGGTAAATCTTGATGGTGAAAAAGTAAATCACGAACAAGCGTGGACTTACCAGTACGACGACGGCCAATAAAAACAGCAACTGCATCTTGTGGAATTGATTTCATTACAAACTTCCGGAGATTTACGTTTACACCACCCTGTGATGCCATTCTAATACAATATATATTTCATATGCGTACTCTTTTCAACACATAAGTCTATGAATCAATAAGATGTTATCAGTGGTGAAGTCCATTAAAAAAGAACAATGCAGAGAGTGTGATATTTCAGAAAATGATAAAACGTCTTTTTCAACAATTGAACATATTCAACGATATAATCCTATGTTGGAATTATTCCCTCATCCTGAAAATGTGAATTCAAAAATGAATTTAGAACTTCCTTCCAAGTATCAAGTTTGTGAATGGAAAGAAGAATATAAACCCAATTTCTGGAAAGCAAAGCGCCTTCATAACGGTGAAGAAGAGGAATGTAATGTATATACTAAAATTGTTCATTTATTAAACCCTATTGACATTCTTCGTGAAAAATATGCAAATCCTGTCCATCCATTTCTTCCACAAACAACAAATCAATGGAAAGATACTGTGCAAAAAGTACATAGTCAAAATAATCAAGCATATATCGATTATTTACTAAATTTTACTTTGAGCCGATTTCGTGAAATGGATCTTACTCCTCATTGTGTTTTGTTTTATGGATCATTTACAGGTATTAGTAAAAAATATAAATTTAACATTACAAATGAATATGATACATATCGCAATTACAGATGGTTTTGGAGTGGATTAGAAGAGAAACGTGCAAAGATTGTTGTAAATGAAGATACACCTGAAGTGCTTTATAATGAAATTATTACACCTCCATTTGAGAATGATGAAGAATTAGAAGATGATGATATTAGTGATGTAAAATCAGTTGGTTCTGCTACATCATTTTCATTTGATGATATTAAACAAGATGTATCAGAATTAGTATCAGACCCACCTGATACTGTTCTTGATGCAACAGAACTTGAAGAATTAGAAATAGATAAGATTGATAAATTGGATATTCATAGCGAAGACGAAGAAGACGAAGACGAAGAAGACGAAGATGATGAAGAAGACGAAGAAGATGAAGAAGACGAAGATGAAGATGAAGATGAAGAAGACGAAGACGAAGACAAAGAGGATGATGAAGAAGATGAAGAAAAAGATGAAGAAGATGAAGAAGAAGATGAAGAAGACGAAGATGATGGATTTGAATTAGAAATTGGTTTAGAGCTCTCTAATATTCCTGTAATTACTATCGCGCAAGAAGCACAAGAAGGAATTATGGATACACTTATTGATGATGATGAAATTGACGGTCATGAACATGGGTCACCTGAGTGGGAACAAAGATGGGTTGCATGGTTATTTCAAATTATCGCAGCTTTAACTTTTCTTCAAAGTACTTTACATTTTACACACAATGATTTACATTCAAATAATATTCTATGGCGTTCAACTGATATACCATTTTTATATTATAAAACAAAAGATGGAACTATATGGTGTGTTCCTACATATGGAAAAATCTTTAGT